ATGGCTATTAAGGGTAATGGCACAACCTCTGCAACAACCGCCTTGTTAGTGCAAAATTCAGCGGGGACGGATTTGTTGAAGGTAAGAGATGATGGCAATGTTTACATTACTTCTTTAAGGTCAAGAACCAATGGTGGCGTATACCAAAATATGTTGTCAAGCATTGAATGGGGCGGTGCTGTAAATTATAATTTTAACAGTACAACTGGTGGTTTACGCCCACCTACAATGACCACAACGCAAAGAGACGCTATCAGTAGCCCAGCGGCTGGACTAATGGTATACAACACAACAACAAACAAAGCCCAATGCTATAATGGTAGTACTTGGAACGATTTATTTTAACTTTGACTAACTATATTTTTTTTTTAATTTTTATTTATTATGTACATCAAAATCAATTCAGCAGTAAACCTTTCAAGTGGTTTAAGTATTCCAAGCGGTAGCGTAGTAGCGATAGCAGAAGGTTACGCAGATGTGAAAAGCGAGAAGGACGGAATCATTCCCGCACAAGTAGCAACATTCCTTTTTGCAAGTGAGGACGCTTACAACAACGATCTTGCACCCGTTAGCGGAGTGGCAGACTTCAACCCCGTATTCAGCGGCTTGGAATTAACGATCGCAGATTGGGAAACTAAACCCGCTCAAACGCTTTTGATTGATGCCGTAAAAGGTGCATTGGTTAGCGTTTATGGTGAAGCAAATGTTGAAGTAGTAGCGTAAGCTACTGCTTCGGCAATTGCCGTTTTTACAAAGTTAAAAACATAACAATAATCTAATGAAGAGACTTAAAACAGGAGTCATAAATACTCTATCTTTTGTCAAGCTTTCTACCTTTACGGTAAACAGCTTTGATGTTACCTTAGAAAAAGTAGTGGGTACAGGTAGTCTTACTATCACTAACCTTACTGACTTAAACAATCTTGACTCTTGTAAAGACTTCATTCAGATTAATGTTGACTTGATCAACAACACTCTTGAAGGTGGTGAGTACGAGCTTACTATAACTAATGACGGAAGCTCATATAAATACCTAACAGAAGTACAAGACTATACTACTACACAGAACGGTAGTGGTATATATGGTTCTACTGTACGCTTTACTGACCTATAAATTGTAAATTAATACAATGGGACTTATACAAAACATTACAGAATTCTTTGCCTCGAACACTTATGTTCAAGCAACAGAGCATTCTATCGCAACAAACGAGTTAGAGAACTCTATTGAGGACCTTAATGGCCGTTACAAATTAGGACACACTACGCTTGGTGATTACATCAAGTTTGGAGTAAACGATGACTTCCCCGTTATCCTTGAGAAGATGCTTCGCCAATCTCCTGTGCATTCAGGCATCCTAACAAAGAAGGCTAAGATGGTTGTCGGTAATGACATCTCTTACTCTGTTGAGTTCCTATCTACTAACAAAGGCAAAGCAGAGCTTAAAGCCTTCTTAAATCATTGTGGTGGTAACAACAAGGGATTATATGAAGTACTCACCCACGCTGCGTTCCAATATGAACACAAGGGTGCTTTGGCGTTGTATGTTCGCTGGAATAAAGAGCGTACAAAGATTATTGAATTAAAGTCTGTAGACCCAAAGGGAGTGCGTGTAGCAGAGCCAAACGATAAGGGTGAGGTAACACACTACATAGTGCGTAGAACATTCGGCTATGGAGCTAATTCTGTACAGCACAACGAACCTCGTAAGATCAAAGCTTTCAACAAGTTTGATAAGACGGGTACAGAGGCATTGCTTTATGTGGCTAACCCATACAGTGGTAACCCATACTACGGTGTTCCTAACTACATCTCCGCTTTCCACTACATCTCATCGGACTTCTCCTTCGGTAAGCACATTAAGAACAGTGCTGAGAACGGCTTTAGCCCAAAGGTATTGGCTACCTTCATCGGTAGAAATATGAGTGGCGAGCAGAAGCGTGAGGAGTACAAAAAGTTTAAGGAGTCTTTCACTGGTGCTGAAGCAGATAACTTTATTGTCTCTTGGGTTAAGAAGGAGGAAGATGCTCCGAAGTTTACACCATTAGACATTGCAAACTTAGATAAGACAGTAGATGTACTATCAAGACTTAACGATGCTAAAATTCTTACTGCTCACAATGTCACTTCTCCTACTCTATTTGGGGTTATGGTATCAGGTAAGCTTGGAGGCACAGGTAACGAACTTGTTACAGCATATCAAATCTTCCGTGCTACGGAAACACTACCGAACCGTGAGGTCCTTCTTGATGCAGTTAATCGCATCTTGGGAACGGTAGGCTACGACCAGATGAACCTTGGTGTAGTAGAGGAAGATATTAATTTGGAAAGCATCAAGGGTGCTAACACAGAAGATATAAACAATGGTTGATGTAATCTTTATTGACGATAACTACCTCTACCAAAACTTCCCTTTACCAAAGAGAATGGACAGAGGATCACTGCTCGCTATTATTCAGCTTGAGCAGTTCACTTCTATTCAAGACTTGCTTGGTAGTTGTTTATATGAAAACATAGAACAAAAAGTTCTGAACCAATCACTAAGCACCTCTGAGGAAGGGTTGTTTAAGTTAGTAAAGTATACCCTTGCAATGTATTCTGCTAAGGCTGCTATCTCGATCCTAAGAACTGAGACAGCCCGTACTAAGAACGAGGAGGGTAAGCAAGACCAATACATCCTTGATACTATATCTTCTACTATTGAGAGCAAACTTAGCTATATCAATAAGAGAATCACAAACTATATTCTTGAAAATCCAATCCTTAAGGCAATCGCTACTGCCGATGGTTGCGACAATGACCTCTTTGATGAGGAAGATACCTACCAAGGTAGCGTGTTCTACCCTAAAGATGGCATTACGGACCAAACCTGCGAAGACGGAGGAGTAAGTTATAACTTGTAATGATCAATAGCATTCTTACTTTCATACGCCAGGAGAAGCGTTGGTGGGTTATTCTAATGATATTCTTAATGGGATTGTCATATGCCTTTAAAGATGTTATCTCAAAACAACTTGAGAAAGACCCTATACCCACACAAGTAAAAGCTTCTACAACTGTCAATAAGGAATTGGGTGAGGCAATGGTTCAGTCGGGAGCATCAAGAGTGTATGTCTTTCAGTTCCATAATGGGATTACTTTCTATACGGGTCAACACGCACAGAGGTTCAGCTGCACCTATGAGATGGTAGCAGAGGGCATCAGCCGTGAGGCAGAGAATCTACAGAACCTTCAAGTATCTCTATTCAGTTGGTGGATTAATGAGGTGCTATCGGGTCGTATGACTTACTACGACATTGAAGATATGGCTGATTATACCTCAAGAATTACTTTGCAACAACAAGGAATTAAGTCCATCATATGTAGACCATTAATTCACAAGGGCAAGGTTGTAGGTATAGTCGGTATGGACTTTGTTGGAAGCAACGATGATATCGTAAACAACCCTCAATTTGTTAGGGACTTTGAGAATATGAGTAGCAAGATTGCTAAGATGATATCTGAATAAAAAAAGGGAGGCTATTTGCCCCCCTTATTCTTACAAGTACTTGAACAAGTACATTCTACTGGTGCAGATTCGCACCACCTTACTTTACTTTGGTTCTCTTTTGTATTCTTGTTTTGATATGTATTTGAGGCCGTATTTGTTTTTCTTTTTGCCATTTATCATATTTCCGCAGTAAGGTCCACTTATGCCGTAATATTTAGCTGCGTGATTCCTTGATTCAAAATAAAGATTATCTACTTCGGAATAAACAGGTTTCATACTTGCTCTTCCATCAGCATTTGGGTTCCCGCTACCTTTAATTGCGTTTGATATATTTTGTCTGTGTCTTTTAGTAAGACGCATTCCTTTAAAGTGACCTCCCCCTGATGCGTTATTTATTAAATTATAAGAATTACAATCTTGTTGAGCGTCAAGATATTCAAGTATCGTTTCTTCATACAGTCTGTAATGCTCACCTATATAAAGTATTTCCCTGAAGAAACTTTCTTTTCTTTTTTTATAAGCATTTAAAAAGTAAGTACCGCTCCCTATATATCCGTCATTAACATCTCCTTTATGACTGCCTATATAATACATATCATTAGAAGTGTCATACCACTTATATACAAAGCCTGTATCCATTATTTTATTTTGGTTCTTTTATCAACTGAACGAACAGCAAAATACCCGCCTATCACTGTTACGCTTACCAGTTCCCATAATCCTATCCATCTTTCGTTAATACTACTAATACCAAATCCTTCAAAGAAGGTCATAAGTACCAGGAATATCATTACGACTGCAAGGGTTAGGGGACGTACATTTTTAGATAGCCAAGAATCGGTAAGTGAATCCGCTTGCCAACGCTTGGTAATCTCTGCTTCTATGCTCTGACGAACTGCCTCCTTTTCCTCGGGAGTAGATACAAATCTATCTACCACATTGGCAACTGCTTCCACAGTTTCCTTGGCATTGCTTGTCAGAAGTTTCTTTAATGGGTTCATAATTATTATCCACTACAGCTCTCACACTCTGGATTATCGATTGAGCATTGAGCGTTATTGTTTTTCTCGTCATTTGTTAGTTCATCTACGAAGTCAGCGAAGTCCTCGCCAAATCCAAAATCTGTGTCGTTCATTAGTAGGTCCAAATTACATCTTCATTCTTGCTTGGGTCATCATCAACGTGGATGAAGTTCTTCGCTACACCAATGCGATTAAACCCAGCTTGAATAAGGGAGTTAATAATAATATATTTCTGTCTTGAGGTTGGTGCATAAATATCTACTGCGTGGCCGAGGGTATGACTGCTTGAGGGTACACCACCAACTTTCTCGTTGTGAGACGGTGTTCTATAGCCACTTGTGATTTTAAAGCCTATGGCTGCAATCTTACGAGCCTCAGTAAGCTTGTTTAAAAAGTTGATATCCATCTTCTCGTAGGAGCCGGGAGCATCGGGTGAATCGAACTCTCGGTACTCAAAGTAGAAGTGGAAATCTGAGATCAGTCCTTCCATCATTTTGTTTTTTTAGCTTCAGCCGTCCAAGAGGTATAACACACTCCAAGCCTTTGTGATGTGTCGGGATACTCACTGATCATAGTGCTATCACTCATACATCTTTCAATAAACTCAGGGCGTTTCTCGTTCTTGGCTGGGGTTGGTATCGGCATTGTCGTTAGTATTAGTATTAGAAAAAATAGGCTCGTCCCAATATAGGAAGAGCCAATCGCTATTAGAATTTACATTTTTCTTGTTACTCATTGACCAACTTTCTATAGGATAACTCTGCAATAAAAGCCGTATAAATGGCGTATAATGGATTAACTCCCATTGCACTATACAAGATAAGGCTACACCAAAAAGAAAGGCACAGAACGCAGTTAAATGGCTTGAAATTTAATATCCTCTCCATTAGCCAACCGTAAGGTTCAAATATAAACAAAAAAGAAAACATTAATCCTACTGAGGATACTAATATCCAATCGTTATAAATATCAATCATAGTTTTTTACTTAAGAAATCGTCTTTAATATATTTAATCAAGAGCTTTACCTTCTCACCATCCCTTACGGTGTATAGGTTTCCCTTGATTCTTTGCCCATATACATCCTTCCATTTTAGTCCAACCATCTTATTGTACATTGTGGAATAAATCATCGTAATGATTAGATTGGCAGCACTCTTATCTTCTTTGTAGTAGTATAGAAATTTCTCGCACACACGCATCACAGCATCATCGACCAATGCCTGGCGCAGCTCCTCGTTACCATTTGTGTAGAAAGAATAGTTTACGATTTCCTCTGCTCTGGACAATATAAACCTACCAAGTGCATTAGTTATCCTGCCTTGTTCTACAGAAATTAATGCCTCGTTCTCTATATTATCTTTGTCGTATCTCTTCTTCAATATGGTCTACTATTTTGACGATGTCAAATAAGTAATCTGAAAGTTCAGCGGAGCTGATGTTGAGTTCATAACCCAGGCGTACCAACGTAATCTTCTCTTCTTTAAAGACAAGCTCTCGTATTTTCTCATACAATAGAATTATGAAGTCTGCTTCTGTAGAAGTGATTTCGTTATAGGGCTGATCAATGTCCATACGGTCTAATAGATAATGCCTTGTCGGGATCGAGTTCTGCTATCTTATCTATCATTTCATTCTCTCTTGTGTAAGCAGCTTGAATTTCTTCAATAGTCGAATCCGTACCAAGGTTCGTAAATAACTTAGCCATCTCAAAGAGGTATAAGTCAATGCGATTCTTAATTAATTTACAAGTTTGGTAGTTACGCTTGCTCATAGTTATATAATTTTATTTTAACAAAAATCGTGTTCTTCTCAATATTTTCTCCATCGTCTGCAACACGGATACTA